AGTTTCCATTCGGATCATTTGAATCTAATCCCCAACCACTATATTTGTTGGTATCAGTAAGGCATGTATAATCTCCCACGCTCATTTTAAAAAAGCAAGAATAAAATATTTTTAATTCTGTCGAGAAAGGAAAAGTTTATTCTTTTTTAGTTCTTCTTGAAGTTCCAAAAGCAAAGCCTTGTTGCTAACAATGGATGAGATAAGTAAATCCTCTTCTTTTGCTTCAACGTTTTCCGGTGCAATTTCGTAATTATAATCTAAAATCGAGAAAGTCGCAATCAAGTTTACCTTTTCGGTTGTCCAGGTGCTGAACCAGCCTGAGTTGGTAACTTCTTCTTTTTGCAAAATAGAATATTGCTTGTCCTTAACGTGGATTGCGAAACCATCGATGTATTCGTCGTTTTCGGAAATCATAAGAGCGTTCACGGAAGGCAAAGGAAGATGTTCATTCAGAACCGCGCGGATATATTGATCAACGTCGGATTGTTTAATAGAATCTGCCGCTTTGACAATAGTGGGGATGTTTTTATAGCTAGCTAAGATGCACTGAAATTGTTGCATTTGTTTTTATTTAAACAAAATAAATTAAATATAAAAATGCAAGCACATATCGTTAACGACTCCGGAAATGCTGTTGTGGTGTATCAGTCTTTTGAGATTTATAACCATAAAATTCTTTATTCGAATTTGCCAAAACTCAAGAATCGCCTAAATCGCGACAGGAAAACATTGATTGCGTACATCACGGATAGTTTCGCCGATGAAATTACTTATGTGGATTATCTTGACCCCAATTCCAGCACAACAATGGATCTAAATTCTGGCAAATACGCCTACATTGTTTCGCTGAGAAATGAAAGTATCTCCATCGATTTTGCGGAATTGGAAAAAGAAGAATATGTTTTGAAAAATGGATCGGGATACGCCAGCGAAATGAAAAAGAATCTCCGCACCAAATTGACCAACGACTATCGCGTCCAAGATCCCGACTATTTGGCTGGCCTGGATGTGGTTTATAAAACATGGTACTTGACCAGGAAACCATTCACCTACATCGAGATTGACAGCGACAGGATTTATTACAAAATCAAGGATCGATATTCCTGGATTGGATTGATTCTTCTGTTTGTCTTGGTTGTGTTTTTCATTGCGGCCTTTGCTATTATGTCAGATGTTTTAATTGCTAAGATTACGAATAAAGCCTAAATGTCCCACTGCAAAATATCAGCAGACAGCACCGCGATTGAGTTGATTGACTCTGGAATAAAGAAGATTAAGATCAAAAAAGGAATATCTAAAACTTGCACGATTAACCTGAAGGGATGTGAGAACATTGAGGAAATAAAATGCTATCGAACCGATCAGATCAATATTCTGCTGCATCCGGAAAGTCCATTATGCCAAAAAATGCTCGAAAAAAAATTAGTAATAATCGATCCGGATATGTCGCATACTGAACTGCGCGCATCGTTTAACAAGATAAAGGGGAACTACCGAATTAACGCGTATGATTTATAATTATTCATTTTCATGAAAATGAATTATTCAGTAATTTCTAATTCTGCTGTAATTTTTTCAAGATCCTCCAATAATTCTTCTTCGCCCTTTTCATTAAAGACCTCATTGAAATTACTTGTTGTGAGTGGTTCGCTTCTGGAGCAGGGAGTAATTTGCATTATTTCGGAAGCATATTGAGTCAAATTATTGCGATCATACATTGCCAATCCGCGATTATCGTCTTTCTTTTGGAAATGCAAAAACAATCCTTCGCCTGAAGTCACGAACAGTTCATAATCATCAACTTCGATCATTTTAACATAATCATTCTTTTCACCATCTGCGGTTAAAAGAATCAAGTCCGAAGACATTTGGATATTCAAATTGGGAATAACAGTTGGGGAAATATATTTAAAAGAGCAAGATGGAATGGTGTCAGTTGTAATTAGGTTATCGAATTGTTTTGTTTCCAATTCAAACCCAGATTTAGTTTTCTTAAGCATAGCCAAGATATTATCTTTTTTGAGAACGCCGATCAAGCTCATTTATGATTAGGAATTTTAATTTTACAGTTAAAATTTCAAACCATGAAATTGGCTTTTAAGAATGACATGTCGTTTACTTTTGTTTGATCGTTCAATACTTTCGATCGAAATTGTGTCATGAGCGAATCGGGGATTGGATCCTCCCGAAACTTCTTATAGTCAATATTCGACAATCTTGCGGCGATATAGTACATTGCATAAGCCCCGCATTCCGTGTCGGACTTTTGATGCACAACATTGGATGTGTTGACTGCAATTACTTTTTGGTTTAACTTTTCTGAATATATTTTTGCAGTATCTTCCATCCACTTGAAAACGGGAGCAGGTGCCTTTCTACCGGAACTATTGAAATATTCAATGCTCATCGGCGATCTTCTGAAATCCGCAAACATGGCAACCCAATGGCCTACTTTGCTTAATTTACCATCACTGCGCAGAGTATTCAGGATCACTCCCCATGCTTTAATGTCTCCGCCGATGTGTTGATTGTATCTAATTTTTTGCATTTCGTCGCTGTAAGTATAGTGGCTTTCGGGAAAATCCATTAATTGCACTCTCAAGTTTTTGAACCAATTGCGGTGATTGTGAAATGATAGCAAAACCCGATCTTCCACAAAATTATTAAACAAAGTGGTATCCGTCGGACCGACCGGCTTAAATCGTAAAAGAGATTCCTCAATTTCTTGCTCGGTTAGTACATCCTTTGAGGCAAGGACAAGATTCAATTCCTGCATATTTCCTCCATCATCCAGAATCGCGTTTACTTTATCTTTGCTGTAACCCTTAATCTTGGACGCATTTGTTTTTATTTTATGAATTACATTTTTGTCGATGCAATTCTTTCCTTCCTTGCCTAAAGCACAAGCGCTCATTTTTAAATTAAGAAATAAGAATTATTATTTTAAAAATATAATGAAGATCTTGATCGCTTGCACCAAGAATAAATTGTTTGCTTTAAACGATGAACTGCCCTGGAAAAATATTAAAAATGAAACAACAAAAAAGGACATGAAATATTTTGTGGAAAATACAACCGGCAAAAAAATAATAATGGGCTACAAAACCTACAAATCCATTGGGCGCCTTTTACCGAATCGAGAAAACGTGATCATGAGCCGGACAAGAACCATTCCCGGCGCTATTATGTGCCGATCATTGAAAGAATTGCAGGAAAAGCACATGGACGGAATCCTAATTGGCGGGCTGGATATTATCAATCAAGTTTGCAATACAATGGAAGTGGACGAAATCAACATTAATGTTTTGGATTTTGTTATCCACCCAACAAAACTCGATTCCGCTTTGTACATCGATTTTGGTAGCTACTTGAAGCGGTCCCGATTGGTGAACAAAATTAATTGGAATTATTTTTAAAATTAATTTTAAAATTAAAACTTTTAATTTTAAAAATATAACTTTCTTTTTTTAAAATGGAAGTCTACTATAAAGGCGAGGATGCTTACGATTTAATGGATAAAGCAGATGAAAAAGCTCTTTATAATTTCAGGAGCAATATCAAGACAAAGGTCATGCAGGAAGGGTTTATGGAGAAATACTACGACCGAATGCGAGAGCACAATCCTTTTCAGGCTCCGCGCGAATGGAACGAAGAATCGTATGAAAGCAGAAGAAGGCAAATCACGAGCCAGGATAAAATGAACAAATTGTTCGGAGATGATTTAGCGAGTGGATTTATTCCAGAACAAGATATTGTCAATGAGCCGATTAAATTCGAAAAGCCAAATCGCCGCAAAGTTTATCAAATGGAAAGATTCGCAAACAGATACCGAAAACCAAAAACCCAGCGATTGACGAAAACTTATGTTGATCCACCAATTTCTGCTAAGAAAACCAGAGCCGAGGAAAACGCGGAACGATATACCAAACATCGGGATGTCATGAATCGGGGAAAATTGACCAACGTTAAAACTCATGATTATGGAGTGGCGGGACAAAGACACAAGAAGGCTTTTGACCATGAATTCAATAATCGCATCAAGCGGGGATACATTCAGGTATTGGCGGATCCGGTTGTCAGGAAAGATTTTGAATTCATCTGCGAGCCGAAAAAGAAAATGCCTCGCGGAAAGAAAATTAATATGAGAACCCTCGAAGAATCATTGCAAAAGGAGGACAGTCTCATCTGGGAAACGGAAAACAAAAAGAAACACAAAAAGAAAAAGAATCCTATTCGAGACTATCCGAACTTGACTCCGGAAGAATTGCATTTGGATGAAGTGGATTTCAAGAGAAAGGTCAATCCGAAAGTGAGTTATCCAGTGCGTGTGGATGCTTATCAAATGGATCACATCGATGATTGTTTTGTGATCAAGGAGCTGTCCGATAAAATCCAGAAGAACAAGAAGCGCGATTTGCATTATCATCCGGAAGAATTGGGCGATCCCGATTTACCGGAAGAATACAGTTTGGAACAAAATGTTCTGAAGAAAAAAGTGGAAATCAAATCAAAGGATATGCCTTATTCGCGAAACATAAATTCAATAGAAAAGGAATCGGTTGAATTCGATGAGCGCGATTCGAATCTAAGCATTCCCGAATTTGTGAATACCAAAAAGCAAAAAGTAGAAATTATCGAAGATGGGGATGCAGGATTGCATTATGATTTGAAATCGGCAAAACCAAGATTCGAAATAAACAAACCAAATCACCGGATTGGTTCTACTTTCGAATCCATTCACGGAGAATCGGTTAATGAAATATCCCTCGAGAAAAGACCAAAGCACAAAAACAAACCATTGGATTTGGTGCATTGCTTCAAACCAGATATGGAAAGTGGAGATTTGGAGGAAAGGGAAATCAAATCGAAAATCAAATTGAAAGGAAGTTTCCGAAATGATAGCATCAACAAAGATAGCATCAAAAGATTGGAATCGTAAATTTAAATTTGAAACTGTTTCAAAATTAGTTTTAAAATTAATTTTAAGTTTTAAAAGATTTTTTTTAAAATAAAAGATATGTCTTTGCCGACGCTTTATACGAAAGGAGTTTTGGTTCCGATCAACAAAAAGGTCAAGAAAGAAGATCTAGACGATTATGTCGCAATTCATTACATCATGGAGTTGCTGGATCATAAAATGTCAAAGGAAAATCCAAATATGCATGATAGGCTTTTTATGTTAAAATCGCAAACAGGAACAGGTAAATCTACAAGTTTTATCTTCGAAACTTACAGAAGATTCCTAGGTAAGCGCTATGATTTATTTTCCGGCAAGGTAAAGGAAAAATTAGAATCTTATATTGCACCAACTGGCGCGGATATGTCAATTTATGATTTCCCAGATGATAAATGGACAAAAGCAAATAGGGAAAGCGGGCTTCCAATAGTCAATAAACGCAAACAAATCTTGTTGTGCACTCAACCCAAAGTGCTTACTGCAGTAGGTAAAGCAAAAGAAATCGCAAGAGAATCATACAATCCCGATTTAGAATTAGGAGACAATGTGGGATTCACAACCAGCACATTCAAGAATCCTATGTCCAACACAAAAGGAATTATGTATTCCACCTTAGGTAGTTTTGTGCAAACTATGAAAATGAAATCAGCTCTGGAAATTATGGAGAAGTACGTTTACGTCGTTATTGATGAATGTCATTTGCGCGGAGTGGATCTGGATTCTGCGATTGTCCTCATTCGCGATTTCCTCCGAGCCAATTCAGGCAATCCAGCATGCCCGCTTTTTGTTTTCACTTCCGCCACTTTTGATGTGCCCAAATATGCGGCTTACTTTGATACTCCTGCCGAGAATTCCGTGATTGTGGTTGGTACTGTTTCGAAATATGAAACGCAATTCCACGACCAATACTTGAAGATTCGCGAAAAGCCACAACAGAAAATTACAGATTATATCGAGGACACTTATGAAAAGATAATTTATTTGCACGAGACAAATCTAAACGATAAACCGGAAGAAGCCGATGTATTGGTATTCCTTCCCGGCGCCGGTGAAATAAAAAGATTATCTAAATTGCTTCAGGGTTATCTTAAAGACAAAGATGATTTTATTCTATATGTTTTGAGTGGAGACAAAATCAAGGAAGGTGGGAATGAAGTCGCCAAAGTCGAAAGTATGCATTTGAATGAAGTTCGCAAATTAGAAGGCAAACCAAAAGCAGTAAGGAGAGTCACGTTGACCACTTCCGTTGCCGAAACAGGAATCACCATTGAGGCCCTGAAATACGTAATCGATGTTGGTTTTAATAAAACTACCTATTATTCCCCAGTGCATGGGATCAGTATTTTGCAAACCAAGAATGTTGTGCGCAGTGCAATGGAGCAAAGATTGGGTCGAGTTGGGAGGAAATTCTATGGATACGCTTATACAATGTACACCGAAGACACAATGAAATTGCTTCCAGAATATGAATTACCCGATACCTATCGCAGTGACATTTCGGATTTAGTCGTGAACTCGATGTATCATGCCGTCCCATACGATTTCATTGATCGGCCTTTGGAGCTTATTCAATTTCTGGATTTCATGAAGAGCTGTTCGAATCCGGACAACGTCAAGCCAGCAGATAAAAACTACAAATGCGCCAACCTGTACACGAATATGCTTATCAAGAAATCAAAAATCACAGAAGTGAAAAAATTCACTGAGGAAAAACTGCAAGGAGTGAAGTCCGATATTCGCTATATTAATATTTCGGATCATCCCGTTGAAATGTTAGATAATCTCCCACAAGATTCATTTCTTGCCGCAAGATCGAAATTGATCCATTTGGGTTTGTGGGGAACTTACGCGGGATACATGGCCTCGCGAATGACAAAGGTGATTCCGGAAGCAAGCAGGATGATTCTGACTGCTGCGGGATATGGTGTTTCTCTTTCCGATGCGGCCACTTTAGCTGTTTTGGCTTCGGCTTCTAAATTGGAATACAAAGCAACTATGTTTGATAGCCGGTATGATAAAAAAATAAAAGCATTTAGTTATTGGAAAATCCTAAATAAATTAATTTCCCAAGACGAGTTTCGAAAATATTATTTTGGAAGCAGCCAGGGATTCGAGAAATTAGTCGGCGATTCCCTAATCGAGGGATTGATCACCACACTTTTTGTTTTGGACCTGGCCAAGAACATAACAAAAACAGATATTAAAAATTACAAGCCTAAATATCGACATGAAAGAAAAGGTAAAGGATCGAAGATGAAGGTGCTCTCTCAAAAATGTATGGATTACGGGATTAAACTATCTTCCTTCCGATACGTTCTTTCCGATCGATTGGCAGTAATCCGCAATTGCTCCGAAATAGGAATTCCTGATTTGCATCCTACCTTAAATCTATCCGGTGATTCGGTAAATCAAATAGCGCGCATCAAGAGATGTATTTATTCGGGCTTTAAAAATAATATAGCCATCTACGATGAGAAGAAGAAAAAATACATTTCTGGATCTGGATTGGAATTGACCCTGATGATGAAAGAAAAATACAAACGGTTGCTATACACTTCAATCTTCATGAGCGAAAATCGCAATGGATTGAATTATGTAGCAAAAATCCAAGGATATTCTGCGCTGGATGGGTGGTTCTAAAATTAAAAGTTTTAATTTTAAAATTAAAATTTATCTCCCAGAAAATTGGAATCATAATACAATCCATCCATGATTTCCTTGTTCATGCAATAGATGCGATATTGGTAGTCTTCTTCCGAAATGGTTCCCCCGAATTTCTTCAATGTTCTAGGGTTTGGGCTTGCTGCAATATCTATTTTTTTTATGCCTGTCATTTTCTCGCACAAAAGATGAACAAGCCTATACAGTTCATTGCGCACATTTGGATCTGCCACTCGATTGATTATAAAAATAGAGCAGCTAGGCGAGCAAGTCATTCCATTTAAGGAGCGAACGATATGGCCGTTCTTGTCTTCCTTATGCGGAGTGAAAAATGGCATTCGCTTATTGCTACTAAAGCCACAATTGATACAGCACAGATTTGATTTCTTCGGCCAAGAATCTAGGTCTGTAAATTTATCCGGAAGCTTGGTGTAATTGTCCGAGGTGAGTTCATTATATTTTTTCAGTTTTTGTATTAACTTATTTTTTTCATTGCTTCTCTCCAAGGGAATGCGATATATCGTGACAATATAATCCATTTTATTATATAATTTTTTATTTTCCAAAGTTACAAATAATGAACCGAAATTTCCATAACTCGAGCAATCCAATGGAAGCCTATAACCGGGTTAAGCAAAGGGAACAAATCCGCACGCAATCCTACAATCGCCCTTCCATGCAAAAAGATAATTACCCTACCTATGTTGAAGAACCGCCTTACCTTCCGGATTCGTATTATGAAAAGAAACCAGAATATGGCTTTCACGGGAGTAGCAATTTAGCGGAAATAGAATATGATATTCACCAAACCGAATCACTGAAAAAAATCGATCAAAAAGTAACTTTACTAATCTGGATGTTCATAATCTTTCTGGTTATGGTTGTAGTTTGTTGCTTCATTTCCACGGTTTTCGGATGCATTGGAACATTGCTAATCGATAAAAGATAGACCTTTTAATCTTGCATTCCTTTTTTTACAAAATTAATTCTGCAAAAACAAATACTTGTCCAGATCGCTATCATATCTAGGGTTGTAGTCGATCCGGACATTGGCGTATTTCTCTGTGTTTCCTCGGTCATACAAACTATTCTTATAACCCAATAATTCCGCACATAAAAGTAAAAACTTGAAGGTTGCCCAGAATTCTTTCGGATGATCAATATTTGTTTTTGAAGTATAATGGAGCTTATTCCTTTCTACATATTTTCGATGCGTTCCAATGTGCGCCAATTCATGCAGCAATACGAATTTCAAAAGTTGATCCGGATAAAAAGAACCATCCTTTTTCCGCAAACAGATTTTGATTTGATCATACGAGGCCGAGGCTTTGTGTTTAATTGCCCATAATGGATCGTTTTCCATAAGATTGCCCGGTTTGTATTTCCGCAATTGATTCGCAATTTCGTTTATAAACGGGGAGCGATCCCTATTTTTCGCAACAAGCACAATCACCTCGGCGCCGAATAGATCCAATTCACGCAATTTCTTGGCTGCTTTGGGTGAATCAGGAAATCTGGGAACCACTTTGTAATTAATATTTTCTAGAACATGATTCTGCGTAGCATAATAAGTGACTAGCAATAATGCCACTAATAAAATCAAAACGCAAAATATTACCAATGCAGAATATACAAACAAGTGCAGCGGCTTAATTCCTTTCATTGGGATTTTATTTTTTAATAAAATGCATTTTTGTTTTTTAATAAAATGCAAGCCGGTATTAGAAAGTGTTCCGTGCCAAATGTTACACTCACCGAGTCTAAACGAAAAAGTTTGGATGATACATCACCCAGACGCACCCCACAATCCGCGCTTAAACAATTTGCCAAAGAATCCAGCGATCAACTAATCAAAAGCGATAAGAAGAAAAAGAAGGATAAATAAGCAAATCTCATTTTTTTGATTATAATTTTAAAATCATAACCAAACATATGGAATTTATACGATTTAGCGAGCTTAACAAGAAATGCCCTACTAGAAGTTCTTTAATCGACCCACCAATTCAAATCAAAGGCGAAGTGCAATTTCTGCCACATAAAGCAGAGACAGTAACTAAACGCGGAGAAGAAGCTATTTTATTATATGGCGTTTTGGAGAATGGAAGCAAAGCATCCGTTTTGCTTTCCGATCTACATCATTGCTTCGAGATTTTCCCGATGTATTCAATTAAAAATTGCGTAGACAATAATATGCAAGGTGAAGAAATCAAAGATATCCCCAGTCGCGTTGTGCGAGAAAAGTTAAATGAATTGCCTTGGCTGAAAACATTCGCTCAGGAAATTGCGGAATTCGCAGAAGATAAAAAACACAATTACATTCTGTCAAAAGTCTACAATGCAGGCTACAAGAAATATCCAAAACAAATTGGTGTGAGGATCTATTATTCCAACGAAAAGGAAAAGAACTTTGCCATCAGAGCGGCTTTGAAGAATCCCAATTTTTACATAACAGGAAATGGTTCCAATATTTTGGAGAAGATCAGTTCCGGCTATGACAAAAAGTTAGGCAATTGGAGCACTTTGACCAATTATGAATTCGTCAACAGAACCAGTGCTACTAACAAATACAAGTATCATTATGATACCACTTTAACATATCATCGATTCTGGACGAAAGCAGATTATTGCTTCAAGTTGAGTTTTGAGGATTATCTTAAAGGCAAAATGGAAAATAATGAGCCCACCGTGTCGATGACTTTCGATATTGAAACTTGCCAAGATGAGCTCGATACCACCGGGAATATATTGACCGAAAAGAATATTATATTCAACATTTCCTGCTTTTTCAAATTCAGAGACAGCATAAGGAAATTTAGTATTTACTTCACAAAAGATCGCAAATGCAATCGAATTGAAATCGAAGGATACAACATTGGTTGTTCATCGGAGAAAGAAGTAATTATGGCGTTTGCCATTTTGATTGAGCGATTTCAACCCGATTTCATTTATCACTACAATGGATTCAACTTTGATATCCCCATGATTTTGCTTAAAGCAAGAATTCATAACGTATTCGAAGTATTCTATTGTAGAACCTCAATGTCTTACATTGACTGCATTACCCCAACGGATATTTGCAAAAGAATAAATGGTTCCGTTTATCGCTATAACAAAAGCGGATATACGAAATGGTCCAAAGTCCACACAACACCAACCATCAGTGGCTTGGATAGTTCTTCTGGATTGAAAGTTCAGAAAGTATTGAAAGAATTAAAATTAGATAACACTTCATCTTTCAAGATGCACTATTGGGTGCCTTCGGGATCGATCTCGATTGACGTTTATATTGTTTCCACTATGCGCTATCCAAAAGAAACAAAAAATGGATTAAATGATTTCTTGAAGAAATTCCATTTAGCCCAGAAAAACGATTTGCCTTATCACGAAGTTTGGCAGTATTGGCTGAACAACAAAAAAGATAATCTAAAAGAAGTATTCGAATACTGCATGCAGGATTCTGCGGCTTGCTTCAGTTTGGTTGAAAACTACAAATTCATTAGTGGATGTCGCGAAATGGCTGATCTCACCAATTTTGATTTGGAAACAGTAATTTATCGTGCTGGATCCAGTAAGGTAAACAATACGGTTCTGAAGTATTCTCGGGAAAATGGCTATGTTTGCATCGGCAAAAAGTATTCTCGCCAAGAGTTGTTAAGAATCAATGATGGAGAAATCGGTCATTTGCAGGATTACCTAATTCCGGACAAACATAAATTTCAAGGCGCCGATGTGATTATTCACAAGCGCGGAAAGATTTATTATCAATATCGGCTTCCGGATGATTTGCAAAAATTAAGTTTAGAAGCTTTGCAAAAGAAATTCGTTTTCGAATTACGCGAAGAAGATGGCATCAAATATATATTATTTATTATGCCAGTGGATGCTTTAGATTTTCAATCTTTGTATCCAAGTATCATTATTGAATACAATTTGGGAGGTGATACTATCACCACGAATCTCGAAGAAATCAAAGATACCGAATATTACGAATACAACGAACCAGATATTCCGGAAAATAGGGGAGCTCAACAGTTCTACATTGCCAACAACAAAAACATTAAGGAAAATACTGGAGTCATTCCCGGATTTATGCAAAGCATGAAGGATCACAGGTCTGAAATGAAAAAGGATATGGGTGCAGCATTCAAGCGCGCCGATTCTATCAAGCATAAATATGCCAAGGAATGCAAGGAAACCGATTTGAAATTAAAAGATCAAATGGTAGAAAGGCTTTGTCTCAGAGATAAAGAATATATTGCAAATATCAATGAAGGCAATAGAATGAATCTGAAACAGATGGCATTCAAAATCATCATGAATACCATTTATGGATTTATGGGAGCGATCCACAGTGTGTTCTATTTATTTGCGATTGTACATTTGGTAACCAAGAAAGGCAGAAATGCTTTGCGGCTGACCAATCAATTGTTGCTTGAACAGAATTGCGTGATTTGCTATAATGATACCGATTCGGTTTACTTCCATCACTCGATAGAAACCTTCAAAGATATCATTGATCGCTATTTGAGATCCGAGCTTAGCCCAAAAGATTTCGAAAGAAAATTGGTTTTGCGATCTATGAAATCCACATTCACCAAAGGCCAGCTAGTAAAATGGTATGGAGACAAAATCAAAAACAAAAAGTTAAGCGAAAAAAGAAAAGAGAAATGTCGCGAAAAGTTGGAAATAATCCAGCACAATGAAAGCTTCACGGATATGATCAATCGCCTGATTATGGAAGAATGTGCGCCGCAAGGTAAACTAATTCTTGTTCGCGAGGAAACATTATATCCCGCTTTCTTTATGCAATTGAAGAAATACTTTGGGGTAGTTTACGAATTCGAATACAAAGAAATCATTAAATTCAAAGACATCATGTGCAAGGGAATCAATTTGGTTGTCCGCAATGCTTCGAAGTTCGCCAAACAATTTGGTGAAAGAATGACAATGGATTTGATTGAATCCAAAAAAGTAGAAATTTCGGATATTATTTATTCCAATTTGTACAAAACAATCGACGAGCTCGATAATGGTACCTATCAATTGGAGGATTTCCAAAAATATGGCAGATACAAGCCAGGTACAGGAAATAGTATCAAAACCGTTGTGGAGTCTATGAGAGAAATTCACGATTTTACGCAAGATGAAAACTTGAAGGAGTTATGCTACACCCCATCGCCTTTGCAAGTAATCCCTTATGTGATTGTGCGCAGCCATAACTTTATTGATTTCAAATTCCGCAAAGATGAAGAAATCAAATCCAGAAGAGCTTGGTATACCGGAGTCGCGGAATACTTAAAATCGGAAGTGGATCCAATCGAAGCAATAGATACATTGAGCGCCACTTTGGCTCAGTATTTATCCTACAAGAAATATGATTTTTGGAAAGAAAACATTAAGGGAAAAGAATATGTTCCTAAAATCCAGAAATTAATAAGGGATCAAGTAAAGGAAATTTACAAAGGAAGACCAATGATGGTGCGGAAAGAGAATCTATTAATGCATGCCGCGCAAATGAGAAAAACACATAGCGGATTATTCCTTAAGCAATTAAAGGAAATGAAT